ACTAAAGTTTTTTTTATTTTAATACTGACAATATGGATACTACTAAAAAATATAATGTAATTTATGCTGACCCACCGTGGTCTTTTAAAACTTATTCTGATAAGGGCAAAGATAGAAGTCCAGAAAAACATTATAGTGTTATGACATTTAAAGATATATGTAATATGCCTGTAAACAAAATATCAAACGACAATTCAGTTTTATTGATGTGGGTTGTTGATCCATTACTAGATAAAGCATTTGAAGTAATAAACGCTTGGGGTTTTAAGTATAAGACCGTTGCCTTTACTTGGGCAAAGACTAATAAAACTAAACCTGGTTTCTTTACAGGTCTAGGTTATTGGACTAGAGGTAATCCTGAAATGTGTTTACTTGCAACAAAAGGTAAACCCAAACGAATCAGTAAGTCAGTACCTCAATTAGTAGTAGAACAACGTAGAGAACATAGTAGAAAACCTGATATAATGTATAAACATATAGAGAACTTATTAGAAGGACCATATATAGAATTGTTTGCTAGACAACAAAAAGAAGGTTGGGATAGTTTTGGAAATGAGGTAACAAAATGGAATTGACATTAGCAATATTTTATGTTATAATAATATACGCATTTATAATATGGTTATTGAGAAAGTGGAATAATGAACTACCTAAATGATTACGCAGACGAAAACAAGTTACCTATAATGGATCAACTTGCATTTGAACGTATTACAAACGACATAGGCAAAGAACAATTTAGATTAGATTTAGCAGATTATATTGCTGAACATAGACCAGTATTTCCTCTAAAAAAAATAACTTTAGATGATGTAAGAAATTCTTTTTATGATTTACAAAAACAAGACATAACAAAATATTGTAAACTTAATGACAATAATGTTATGGAAAAATATGATGACTACAAATATAATTATAAAGACTATGGTTTAGGTATCATAGACGCACCGTCAACTTTTAATAATGTATCTAATTATTTTCACCAAGAGTTAAGATTAAATTGTTCTAGTTATAGTTTCAAAGCACCTTTAGATGTATGGTATAACGGTACATCAAAAGACATATGGCGTTGTTTAGGTCCTATATGGCGTGGCATAAACAATATGAAAAAAGTTATTGTTGATGGTAAAGAAGAATTAAGAGGTGGTCAATTATCTGAGGCAAGTTATATGAGTGCGTTTAGATTAGGTACATATATTGCAACACAATTTAAACCTAATGTAGCCAAGACCATTTATCAATTGACCAATGCAAAAAGAGTTTTAGATACAAGTTGTGGATGGGGAGATAGACTTGCTGGCTTCTTTGCTTCGGACGCTGAGGAGTATATAGGATGCGATCCTAACCCTAATACATACAAACAATATGTAAAACAGATTGAAGTATATAATAGTTTCTTATCTAAACCTAAAAAAGTTACTATCTATAATACAGGCGCTGAAGATTTACCTTGGGATAAAATAGATAACATAGATTGTGCTTTTACAAGTCCACCATATTTTAGTACCGAAGAATATAATAAAGGTGGTGAGAAAGAAGAAAATCAATCGTGGTTTAAATTTAATGAGTATGAAAAATGGCGTGATGATTTCTTTTTACCTGTATCTAAAAAATGTTTTGAAAGATCAAAACATACTATAATTAATATTATGGATCCAACCGTAAAAGGTAAAAGATATAGAAGTTGTGATGAAGTTGTTGATATGTTAAAAGATAATTTTGTAGGTCAAATTGGTATGAGAATTATGCAAAGACCTAAATCAGATAAATTATTTGAAACTGAAGAAGCCAAACAAGAGTTTATGAATAAAACATTTATAGAAAACGTATGGTGTTTTTCTAAAGATAAAAATACTGACTACTTCAAATCAGCACGTAAAGGAACGCTTGATAGTTTCTTTGAATAAATATTATGATGTCAATATCAGAAAAAAGTTATAACAACCTAAAAGAGTATTGGGACTATCAAAGAAAAGTACAATACAATAAAGAACAAATTAATGCTATGGCAGATAGATTTGAGGGTAGAGTGTATAACGATTTTGGAATGGTTCACCTGGATGATATGAAAAAACATTTATGGGATAGAATACAACCTAGTGAATATGAAGAACCACCAAAAGATTGGGTTCCCAAAGACCCTAAATTTAAACTTTGGAATGAATGATGATAACAATATATAAGGGTTATAATAACTATTTAACACATAACTTTCCTGCTACGGAGCTTGACAATATTAAGAAAGTGTGTTATGATCTAGGCATTAAATGGTTTACAATATCTTATAATGATGAGGAGATGAAAGAATATGAGCAATTTTCTAAAAGACATAATTAAAGAAACAGGTAATGAATATGCCTCACTAGTAAGTGATGGCGTTGATAGTGCAGATGTAACAAGTTTTATTGATACAGGTTCATATTCATTTAACGCTTTACTATCAGGAAGTATCTATGGTGGTATGCCAGGTAATAAGATAACTGCTATTGCAGGTGAAGCTGCTACAGGTAAAACTTTCTTTGCATTAGGTATTTGTAAACATTTTTTAGATACAGATAAAGACGCAGGTGTAATTTACTTTGAATCAGAAAGTGCAATCTCAAAAGATATGATTGAGAATAGAGGTGTTGATTCAACTAGAATGGTTGTAGTGCCTGTTGCAACCGTACAAGAATTTAGAAGTCAATCAATTAAAATACTTGACAAATATTTAGAACAACCAGAGGAAAAAAGAAAACCTTTGATGTTTGTATTAGATAGTTTAGGTATGTTATCTACTACAAAAGAAATGGAAGATACTGCCGCTGGTAAAGAAACAAGAGATATGACTAGATCACAAATAGTCAAATCTACATTTAGAGTTTTAACTTTAAAATTAGGCAAAGCAAATGTGCCTATGATTATGACCAATCACACTTATGATGTTATTGGTTCTATGTTCCCACAAAAAGAAATGGGTGGTGGTTCAGGTTTGAAATACGCTGCCTCATCAATCGTCTACCTAGGTAAAAGAAAAGAAAAAGAAGGTACCGAAGTAGTTGGTAATGTTATTCATTGTAAAAATTATAAATCAAGGTTAACAAAAGAAAATGCTCAAATAGATGTAAGACTTACATACAAACAAGGACTAGACAAATATTACGGTCTTTTAGAACTAGGTGAGTCAGCAGGTGTGTTTAAGAAAGTATCTACAAGATATGAACTACCTGATGGCACAAAAGTTTTTGGTAAGTCAATCAATACAGAGCCTGAAAAATATTTTACAAAAGAGGTACTAGATAAGATTGATGAATACGCCAAAAGAAAATTCTCATACGGATCAGACGAAGAATAGAAAATACGCATTTGTACAAAGAGAAGGTGATGACTTTACTTGTATAAAGTTATTACAAGGTAAGTACAAAGGTATAATCTACAAATACGGTAAAGTTGGTTTTGCAAAAGAAGAAAAACCAGATGGTACTTTACCTATGAAATTTGATTACGATATAATTTTTAATCCACACGAAGAATCCAGCATTGACAAACAAGAGTTTATAGATTATATTGGTGACATACTAATAGAACAATTAGAGGAACAAGTTAAAAAAGGCACTGCTGTATATGAATAATGAAAGAATAGAAATTACAATATTAAGAAATCTTATATTTAATGAGGATTATACACGTAAGACTTTACCTTTTATTAACGAAATTTATTTTACAAAAAGAGAAGAAAAGATTTTATTCCAAGAAATAGATTCGTTTGTTCAAAAATATAAAAACTTACCTACAAAAGAATCAATACTAATAGAATTAGGCAATCGTAAAGATATAAACGAAGAAGAACACAAGATAGTAAAAGAATTAATTAACACATTAAACAATGAAGAAGTTGAACAACAATGGTTGCTAGATACAACAGAAAAGTTTTGTAAAGATCGTGCTGTTCATAATGCAGTATTAGACGGCATTAAAATACTAGATGGCAAAGATAATAAAAGAACACAAGAAGCAATACCAAGTATTCTTGCTGACGCATTAGCAGTTAGTTTTGATAATCATATAGGGCACGATTATATAGAAGACGCAGAAGCAAGATTTAAATATTATCACACAAAAGAGAAAAAGTATCAATTTGATTTAAGTTATTTTAATCGTATTACAAAAGGCGGTGTGCCAAGTAAAACTTTAAATATTGCCCTTGCAGGTACGGGTGTAGGTAAATCTTTGTTTATGTGTCATTGTGCTAGTGCTTATCTGGCACAAGGTTTAAATGTGTTATACATTACTTTAGAAATGGCTGAAGAAAGAATTGCTGAAAGAATAGACGCAAATTTATTAGACACTACAATAGATGATCTACACGCCCTACCAAAAGACTTGTATGATTCTAAAATATTAAAAGTTAAAAACAAAACAAACGGTCAATTAATCATCAAAGAATATCCAACGGCGTCTGCTCATAGTGGACACTTTAGAGCATTGTTTAATGAACTTGCATTAAAGAAAAGTTTTAGACCAGATGTTGTATTTGTAGATTACTTAAATATATGTGCTAGTGCTAGATTTAAAGGTGGTAATATATCATCTTATTTTTATATCAAGGCAATTGCTGAAGAATTAAGAGGTCTTGCTGTAGAGTTTAATGTGCCAATCTTTAGTGCAACACAAACAACTAGAACAGGTTTCGTTTCAACAGATATTGGTTTAGAAGATACATCAGAAAGTTTTGGTCTACCTGCTACTGCTGACTTTATGTTTGCTCTTATGTCAAATGAAGAACTAGAACAACTAGGTCAAATGAAAGTTAAACAATTAAAGAATAGATATAATGATCCTGCTATGAACAGATCATTTATTGTAGGTGTAGATAGAGCAAAAATGAAGTTGTATGATGTAGAAAATACAGCACAAAACATAGTAGATAAAGGAAAAGAACCTGAAATAAAAGAAGACCCTTACGATAAATTTTCAGACTTTAAAATATAATGCCTAGAAAACAAAAAGTTAGATTTCATAAAGGTGATAGAAAACCTAAAGCGGATAAAGA